GGCCTGTCCATTCCGTCTTGTACTGGTTTGAAGAAAAACGGGTAGTTAACACTAATGGGTACAACTTTATCTGTGAACATCTTCTTCGCATCGGAGCCAGATTTGGACAAAATCCCAAACCGTGCATCGCTTGATATAGTTGCCATGTTAACCGTCTCCCCTGACGCCATGAATGAAAATCCCGAACGTCTGTTCTTGAGATAGCACATACCATAACTTCTTTTGTCTGCTTTGCAAGCCTCCCAGAATATATAGAATAATCTGTTTGATTCTCGAAACTCTGGCTTCCCAACATCAATCTTGGACCATTGCAAGTACATAAAATGAGCACCAGTAATGTAAGTATCCACATTCTTATTATTGAACCAATGACCGTTTTCTCTTTTATTAAATTGCTCATCTATATATATCCCCCATTTGATTTTAAATTCTTCTGGATAATCTCTCCAGTCAAATATACTAGTTATAGACTTTAGTTCCCTGGGATACTCCTCAGGTGTCCATCTGTCTGTTTTCTTATTTATTTTAGGAGGGGCTTTTGGTAAAGCAATCCTAAGATTTTGTATTTCATATATTTCCCCAATCTGCCCAGTCTTACTTATAACAACGACGTCATGTTCTTTGTTGTATCCGTATTCCCATTTTTTCCCCTTATTCAATCTAGAAATAGTGGTTAGTTTTATAGGCGTTACAACTCTGTATAAGCTCTGCTCGTACATTACTTAGATTTTCTTTCAGCGAAACCTTTAAACTCTGTTGTTTCAAGTTCTTTCTTAGGTTTGTTTTCTAATATTCTTTCTTCGTCCTCAATACGTGTTAGTATTTCAAAAGCGTCAAATATAGCTAGCTTTTTAGTAGCGGCAGCATTTTTTAATTTGTCAGCTGTTAAGTCGTCTTCAGAATCTACTATAGGTTCTTTAGCAACCTTGATCAGCTCTTCAACTGCTACTTGCCCAGCTTGGATTATATTCCTCTTCGTTTCCTTGATATTCATATTTGATTGTGATTGAATTAGTGGGTACTCGGTATAACCTCTGCCCTTCTATTACGAATTCGTATTCTGAGTTTGGCTTAAAACCAACTAATGATTCTTTTTCAATTTCATCATTACCAAGTTTTACAATGCCTATTAATGGTTTCTCAAAATCTACAGAAAACATTTTGTCTTCTTTTATAGGTTTAACAAAACAGAAGCCTTTTAAAGCTTTCCATTCGCTATTTCTTTTAAACGCATATATTTGATCAGCTTGAATAGTATAAACGTCTTCGCTCAAATAATTCTTACTATCTTTCTCATTACCTCTTACGTCTCTAAATCTTCTGAACACGTTATGGTGTACGATGATGTCGTCACCTTCTTTTAATTCCTCGTTACCAACCAAAGGTAGATTTAATATTGTACCTATTCTATTGGTATAGCTATGATTTTGTAAGTCTGTATTAAGTAATAATGTTTGTCCTTCTATTTCTTTAGAACCTACAGTTCTATTTCCTTTAGGTGATACTAAATAATTAAAAACACTCTGCATTCTAATATTTTAAATCATACTCGATGGATACAGACATGTTCTTATTGAAGTCTTTCCAAGGCATTATGGTATCGTTCTTTGTTATATATATAGAGTACTTATCTTCTTCTTCTAAAATATGAGCTATAGTATGACCGCCATACACTTCCTGTCCAACAGCGTAGTGCATAGCGTCATTCTTATAGTCTTTTCCGATGCTTATCTTACGAATTAGGTGCATCAGTGATAACTCCTGTGTTTAAGTCGATGTTAACTTTTCCGTAAATCTCTTCTAAGGTTTTCTGCATGTCTTTTAACGATGTAGACTTTAAAGCTATCGAGTGTAACAATTCATGCTTGTGAGCTTCAATTCCACCTATTTGCATTTGCACTTCGTTAATCTCGTTGACGATTGCTTTTAATTCTTTTAATTCTGTTTCAGTTAATTTAACTTCTTGATTTAATTCTTTTACTTGACTCACAATGATTTGATTTAATTGTTACTATTTGGTTTTTGTTTATATGGAAATGCTTTATTTAGCACNTCTTTTCTTTTGTTACATCCGCAATCTCCAGGTAGCTTATCTACTATAGCTTTAATCCCAGTTGCTTTTGTAATTTTTTCTATTGTATCTCCTAATCCTTTTGATCCCATTAGCAGTTCCATTTATCTAAAGCTAACTTTTTTCTAGTTGGCTCTCCGTTAGGTTTTTTCATAGCTCCAGGCATTCCNCCCATCCTAGCACAAAATGATTTTCTACGCTTAGCTGCTTTACTACCTTTTTTAAGCTTAGAAGGTTTTGTTGTAACCGCTGTTTTTAATTTAGATCCAGGGTTGTCTCTTTTATAAGCGTCAACACCTTTTTGATTTAAACCGCCGGTTTTAGATTTGCCTTCTTTACGGGTCCACGCTGCTGTTTTTTTAGCAGGGGATGCTTTATCTACAGCTTTACTTACTAAAGAGCCGATTATAGCTTTACCAGCCATAGCTACTAGGGGCGCTATTTTTGCAGGTGACTTTGCACAACTTCCTTTTTCCTCCTTCTTTTTGCCAGGTACTGGAGAATACCCTTCCCAGCATCTTTTCAATACTGGGGATTTAGGTTCTTGTTTGTATGCCATAATTTTATTTCGCCTTTCCAGTAAAACTTCCGTCAGATCCTATGTTGTCCTTTTTCTTTTTCTTCTTGTCTTCTTTCTTTTTTACAACCTTTTTATCCCCGCCTTTGTTTGCGTAGGTATTAGCGTTAGCCGTAACGTTAGCATCTGATTGATCCGAACTATCAACTACTCTAGACTTGCTTTTTACATTTTTATTTCCTTTAGCACTTATGTTTTGCTTAGACTGTCTTTTTACACTTTCATTTTCATTAGTAGAAACAGCTAAATTGTCTTTCGCTTGTTGACCTTGTCTTTTTAATCTTTGATCTCTTTTATTGTATTTTTTACCCGAACCTTCTATAGCCTTACCATCTTTGTCGTATTTTATAGTAGAAGGATCAATAGCTCCTTTTCGACGATTATTCCTGTCAACTTTTCTTTGAGCTGCTTTTTTAGTTCTAGCAGTATGCTTTCCAGATCTAACAGTGTTACGTCTGTCTAAAGAAGTTTGAGCATCACCTTTATCTTTAGTTAAAGATGTTTTTTGCGTTTTAGATACTGTAATTTTTTGACATTTACCATTAACTTTCTTAGATCCTTCAGGACATTTTTCAGTTTTTTTGCCACTATTAACTTGATCTTTCTTTTTACCTTTATTAGCTGGATCAGCATTATAGGCTTTAGCTTCGTTGATAGTTTCTTCCGAGGCCCCTTCTTTCCTCATGTCATTATAAGTTTTATTCCTTTTAACATCCGTTTTTACAGGATCGAGAATTTCAATGTCTGTTTTTGTCGATTTTGTAACTACCGGATCCTTTAACTCGGCTTTCTGCTTAAACGGAGAAGCTTTCATAGTGAATCCTCTCATCTTACTTGGTGATGGAATATCTCTAGTTTGATTGTTTCCGCGAACGCCAGCAGGGCCAACGTCTAATAAAGGTTCTTTCACACCTTTCTTTTGATTAAATAAGCCAGTGCTTATTCTTGCCGTGATCGGCGTGTTTTTACTACCTTTAGTTCCCATTGTGATTAATTATTAGTTTTTTAAAATTCTAGTGTTGGCACTTCCATGTCATCTAGCGGATTAGTTGCCTTAAGATCAATTCCTTTACCTTCCAGAGTATTTACTGTCTTTGCTTCTTTTTTTGGAGGAGATGTTTTTGGCGCTAAGTCTGCAGTTTTTCCTTTTGCTTTTTTATCAGGTTGATTTAAAGCGCCTCCTACGATAGCTCCAACGTCTACAAATTCTTTATTAGTATTTGCAGCTCCATCAACTAACGCTTGATTCATTTTAAGCGGTGAGTTTTTAGCTCTTGCTGTAATAGGTGAACAGCTTTTTTTAGCGGGGCTACCTAAGTCGCCTCCGTAACCATCCTGAAAATAAGCTTCACCTCCGTAGAAGTTTTTCTTAATTTTAGCAGGAGATCCTACACTATACCCATTGTTACCTTTAACTCCTAATCCTTGAGGACCTATCTTTTTAGCTGGAGAAGTATTTCTTTTATTAAAAGAACCCATAGCTTGTTTCAAAGATACATCTTCGCCTCCAACACCTTGACGGTCACCGGCTGCGGATTTGTCTTGAAATCCAACTTGATTCCTACCTTTAGTTTCTTTATTTAATCTACTAGCTTGACCTCTAAATGTTATTGCCATAATTATGATTGTTTGTATGCTTCGTCTTCCCATTCAAAATCCGGATGACCTTCGTTCATTGTAGCTCTTTTGTAAACTCTTGCTGGTGATTTTGTATCTCTTTTCCAAGTTACAGAATCTTCAGAATATTGTAATCTACCTTGAGCTATCTGATCTAAATGAATCTTTTCGTGTTCTACAGCACCTTCGATTTGTTTATCAGAAAGTTTATCGCTTACGAAAATTGTTCCGTCCCTGTTGGCCTCAGCTTCAACTCCATCCTCTAAATCGTCTTTAACGATCACCGGTGTTCCAAATTGAGAAGTCTTTTCATGGATGCCAAACACATCACAATGAGATTTAAGCTTAAATGCCATTATCCTTTATAACCAGATTTATTGGCTAGTGACTTAGCTGATTTATTATCCTTTTTTTTCACAAGTTTTGCAAGCGGCATATCAGGCCGTGTATCTAATTTTTTTAGCGGAATCATTTTTTGATTTTTAGCCATATTAGCTGATATGATTGTCATCTTACCATCCCCTCCCATTTCAGCATTTTTATTACCTAAATCAGATAATGTTAATTTCTTACTAGCCTTTTGATGAGCTCTTTGCTTCGCTGGTGATGTTACCGATCCTTTACCTGCTCCTAATCCGTTTGGTCCAATTCCTTTTCCGTTGTTTGCCATTTTATTGTTTTTAGTTTATCTTTCTTTATCTTTTATCATATCGTCAATAGCTTTGTTGTAAACCTTATCCGTGTATGTTTTGTTCTTGTAAAAGGTACTTCTAGCTGATGTTGGTAAATCCTCTTCTCCTAGTAATATCCTGTAAATTCTGTTTATTAAACTTTTACATTTATAAGAGGTACTATATATATTAGTCTTCATAGTAGTCCTATTT